ATGGAGAAAATTACGAATGATTTTGAAAAAGTTATAGCTGTGCTAAATCAACTAAGTATTTCTTATGAATTAGTGGAAAATGGACCTGTTTTGTTGACGGAGCAAGCAGATAACTTTATTGTGGGAATTGAAGGAGTAAGAACAAAAATAATGTTCTTGACCAACAAGAAAAAGACGAAATATTATTTACTAATAATGGATGACCAGAAACTATTTTATCCTATGAAAACAATAGTAGCCTTTAGATGAACTAAAAGGCGAAGAAACTTTAAATTATGATTTTAAATAAGCAATAAACCTTGATATATCAATGGTTAAAGACAATAAAGGAGAACAATATGACATTTGAAGAAATTTTGAGGATTGGCTATTTTTATATGTCTTTAAATCACCTTAACTATTGATATAACAACGTTTCTAGGGATTTCCTATAACTTTAATTATCCTTAGATATTCTTTCAAAGTCCACAAAAAAGTCCACAAATTTGGGCATAAAAAAAGACTATCAACTCAATGGTTGATAGCCTAAAGAAGTAGTATAAGGTGAACAAATTTTTAACGAGTTCAGCAGGCAAGAACTAGCGTAGTTTAAATACTACGCTTTTTTCATTATCTAATCAAAATAATATTGGTATTTTTTCATAAAAATTTAGAAGTGCTATTTCTCGTAACATTATATATTCTGAAAGGCTTATCTGATTATCAGTACAAAATTGTCTCCTGCTTATCCTATTTTTGCTAGGTTTTAAGTATTGATTGGTCAAGATAGCTTATATAGACGTTTAAATACAGCATAGTTTTTAAATATTCTATCCGCTTGTTTAATTTCTTTTATCCCTTCAAAGTCAGTTTCGATAAACTACAGTGACAAAATATTGAAAACCACCAGCAAGTCCATTTGTTTGTGTGTTAACAGAGATAACTTCTTTTTGATTTTCCATGAATTGATTGATTTCTTTATCAAACTTTTCTATCAATTCATTAATGGGTGTTGGTTTAAACGACTTATCTGGATATGCCATATTAAAAGTTTTTATTTGTATTTCACTATCTCCATCTAAAAAATAAATTTAAATTATTATGAAGATATTATATCAAAAAATTACTCCCTGGCGGATATTATGCCACATATAAGATATAAAGGTACTATGATTTATTAATTTATTTTATTTAGAATTCCATCCCTATAAAGCTCCACAAACTCAAGCAAGGCTCTTTTCTTAATCTCATAATACCAACTTTGACTTCTGTTAAGTTCTGCTATGATGTCTTGTTGAGGTTTTTTGAGGTTTTTCTCACCGATCAAGTAACACTCAATCAGTATCTTTCTATACTCTATCTTAGATAGTTGATTAATGGCATGCTTAATCGCGTCTAGCTCCTCTAGAGCGCATTCTCGGCTTATTTCAAGGTGTTTTCTGCGCGTGGGATGGTAATCTATATCAAACTGGTAACGCTCGTTATAGGTTAAATTAAGGCTATTGGCGATACGTTGCCACCTCTGGAACTCCTTAAGTTTACGCATGGCGTTCTTCTTGCTCATCTAACACCTCTAAAGCGTCTCTATGTAGTTTGAAAACAGTATTCCTTGAACAACCTACTTTATCTGGTATCTCGTCCCATGATAAGTCATCCACATATCTAGCCTTAATAACAGCTATCTGCTTCTCATCTTGTAGGGAGGTAATCATGGCTAGCCTCTTGTCACGTTCTTTTGCCAAACATAAGAGTTGCTGTGCAGTACCTTTTTCAATGCCATTTAGTAACTCAGGATTACGAAAAGCATTCATCAGCTTGATGTCCTTGTCTCGTTGTTCCTCAAATAAGATCATTAAAGCAAAAAGTGGCTTCAATTCTTTTAATTGTTCTTTAGCGCCCATGATTAACTCCTTTTTGGTATAATTTAGTTAAGCTTAAATTTAACCAAGGAGACGTTCTGTGTGAGCGTCTTTTTGTGTTTCTCGTTTTGTAAACTAGATATTTTTTGTAGTACTTCGCTTTTGGCTTCTAAAATCGTTTCTAAGCACTTTTTAAAGTTGGTAATATAAAATATCAACTTGTCAGATAGAAGATCTAAAACCATGCTTTATTTTAGTCTGATAAAGTCATTCTTTGTGGTAGGGTACTTAGCTTAAATTAGATATAAAATCCTTTAGAATCAAGCTTTTAATTTTTATCAAAAATTTCAAAAAGGGAATTTTTTGCACGGAAAAGGGCGGCGTTCTTAAGTTTCCGAACAATGTAGCCCCGTTCAAAAACAAGTGGGGTATTTCCCGAATGTTATAGCCAGTGCCTGTCTCCCTTATCCATATAGTAATGGAATCTCTTCCAATGATACAAGTATTTAGCTATTCTCATGTATTTTGGACGCTTAGGAAAGTCATCATGACTATAATAACCATGTTTGTGTTTGGCTTTTGGATCTACTTTCAAACACTCTTTAAAGGCTAATCGCCAGTAGTAGCAACAGTCTGTCTTGCTTCGATTGAGTGTGGCTTGATGAACCTTCTGACAAGAACCACAAGCAAAATCATGAGAAGCCTTAAATAACTTCCGACAACGTCTCTCACATTTAGGACACAAGAAGAAGTAGCGTTTACCACCATAAGTTCCTGGTATCGTTTCAAGTAATAAGTTTTGATGGTTATAATGAATAACCAGATTATCTAGGTCTATGCGAATAGGTTGGTTATCCATTGTTCCTGTAATCTTTGTCTTCCTCTGTGCCTTCATTGGTTTAATGATACTTTCAATAGCTAGTTCTAACATTCTTTCTCCTTAAAACTCAAACAACCCAAAACTATTGATAAAACGACAAAAAGAGGGAAAACCCTCTGATTGTTTATTTAACGACTAACTGACCTTCAACAACCATATCATACAAATGGTTAAAGGCTTGACTGATAGTTTCAAGGATAGCTCCTAAATCGTCTTGGCTCATCTCCTGATAATTCATAGAGAGATGTTCAGCTAGTTGGTCATGGTCTGAGATGAAAGCCATGAGTGTGTCTTGTTCATTAGCTTCCTCTTGAGTAATCTCAAATAAAGGAACCACGCGCTGATCATCAAGTTCTTCAACTTCCTTAATTAATTCATTTTCCTGAGCCATGTCATCAAGTTCTTCATCCGTCATATCCTCAGGTTGGTTGTAATAGTCCTTGAAACTGTCACAGATACGCTTGAAGACCTTGCTTAGTTTCTTATCTTCCACATACTCCAGCACTAACTGACCCTTGCCTTTAATCGTTACCCCAATCACGGGCGCGTGATATGTCCCAGTCATATACCCTAGAATGGCATGGCAAGCTACCTGAGCGGTGTCAAAGTCTTTAAAAGTGTAGTGGAATGTGAATGTTTTTGGTGTGTCTGAAAATGTTCTCATGCTATTTCTCCTTTGTGATTGCTATAATGTCTGATAAATTGATAATGGCAGAAGGACACGCTACCCAGTTTGGTTGTTGGCCAGATAAAAGATATTTGACCAACTCATTATAAAGGGTGCGGTCTCCTTGTATGGTGATGGTGTTACCACCTCGTGTGTGTAATTGTAGTTTCATATCAGTTACCTGTACAAGACCAATAAAGAAGTTGTGGTACTCATGTCTTCATAGTTGCCATAAGTTGCTTCTTGATATTTAATATCAATCACTTTCTTATCAGCAATAAAAGAATTCACCCTGTTTTCAAATTCCTCATTAGTTTCATTTCTGAATTTTGGCAAATCCATATACTCGTTAAAGCCTGTTTCAATTCGCTTGCGATTAAATAGTTTAATTTTCATTTTTCTTTATCCTTTCTGATTTTGTGACATTTGTGACATTGTGTGACGTTTTTAAAAAACTCGTAATCCCTTGGGGGGCAATGGTTTGTTACATTTTTTACTTTTATGACATAGGGGTTAAACTCTATAACTAGATATAAGAGTAAAGCACTCTTCTTTCTCTTTTATAGCAATTATATCTAATGTAATAAATGTATAAAATGTAACAAAGCCTTGGGGCTGTAAGGGTAGCTCGTGTGACGTTTTCTAATTGTAATGTCACAAATGTCACAAACTACTTGTGTTTTGCTTTGCTATTCCAATACCCTCTATCTTGTTTTGGTCTCTTGCGTTTCTCTGGTGTCTCTCTACCGTTTGAATAGGTCGCAAGACTAGCATAATCGGGTGTATCCTCTTTAGGGTAAAAACCTTTATGGAGTTGTTGACCTGATGGGATAGTTCTTACACCAGTTCTAATGTAAGGTGGTAAAACCTGCTTAATATCTCTGTGCAATCCTCTTTCGGTCTTAAAAAACGATTGATTAAAATAATCTTGATACTGTTTCCAGCAATACCAAATAAAATCATTGGGAATAAATTCACTCGCTAAATCTTCTCTAAACGTCTTTTCGACAAAATCCAAAACAGGGTTAATGTCCTTTTGGTGTTCACCTAATAAGGTTTGAGATTGCTTAGGATTGATATCCTCTGATGGTGTTTCAATTGCTAACTTAACCAAATACTCTAGGACTTCTTTGCGATTGATATAATCTTTCTTGATAGCTGGGTTTGGTTTATCTTTAAATCTGCTTGAAAATATCAAGATTCTAAAGCGCCTATCAATGGCTGACTTATCCCCGTTCATTCTTGGCAAACCATTAGAAGATTGTACTACGGTCATGTTCAGGCGTATGCTATAGGGGCGTTTTCCCTTGTCCTCTATGGTCATGATGTCGCCTGTTGCTAAACTAAACATATCTGACGTATCTTTGATAACAGCGTCTTTCTGTACATCATCACCGATAACTAGAGATTTTCCTAATAAGATAGAAGTTGAAAAGCGACTGTTTGATAATCCTGTAATTTTTAAACTAGCCACATTCTCCATACCTATCAGATTGATTAGTAGCTGTTGAAACGTTCCTTTCCCTGTTCCACCCTCACCATATAGCCAAAAGATTTTCTGCAATGATTGCCCTGTGATACTAGCTTTAATAATTTGGATAGCAAGGTTATAGAGTTCCTCGTCATGGTCAAAAAGTTCTTTTAGCCATGTTGTAGGCTTCCAGCCTTTTAAATTTGGTTCTTTTGCATTTGGATTATAACCTGTTTTTATTTTTCGTGTAACTATTATCTCTGGCGTTATTTCTTCGAATAAGCCTGTTTCAGCATTGTAAAGTTGTTTGCCAATAACCGTATACTTTCCTTGAATTTCTTTCATTTGGCTTTGTCTGGCAATTTTATAAAGGGTGTCAAAAGCCTGTTTTTCCGTTGCGTTTGGGAAAATTGTAGAAATAAGGTCTTGTAAAAGTTCGTTATCCTCTAACCAGATACCAAAATCAGGGTTATAGTAGTACAGAGGGGCTTTCTGTCCTTGCGCTTCTGGTTTAATCCTGATAAAGTGGATATATTGTTTCAGCATGATAGCAACCCCTAGCGGTGTTTTAGGCAACGCTTTTTCGCTTGCTTCTTGTCCTTTTTGGTGGGCTAGTTCTTTATGCTGTACCTCGGTCAATCTGCCCGCTTTTACATTCTCAAGTTGTTCGCTGTCTGCCATGACCTCATCATAAGCTATCTGATAGGCTTCTTCTTTAATACTCTGACATTCCTTAATAAGTTGCCCCCTAACGCTTTTGAAAGTCTTGAAATACTTATCTTCACTTTCACGCGCCTCTAAGATTTCACTTTCAAGGCTTTTCAAATCTTCTTTTTCTATGGCTCTATCCTCTCTTTCTAAATTCTGCTCTTGCTATACTGGTAAAAGTGCGGTCTAACTCCTCAATCGGTAATGGGTTATCTGTCACACCGTTAGCTATCTTTGTCAACTCGTAAGCTGTTTCTATATCACAATCAACCCATTTATTAAATAGCAAACCAACAAATTTAGTTAAGGCTACATTACGTCCGCCTTCGTCTCCAAAACCATTAAACAAGGTATCTATGACCCTCATGGTAATAGAACGCTGACTTCTAGGGCGTGACGTGTAAGTAGTAGTAACCTGTCGGTTGGGTGCTTTAGGGACAGGATAATCAAGACCACGGTTCACATAGCGCTGATAGTCTTCTGGGTCGCCTGTTGTGACGGGTAAGCCTTGTAATTGCGACCAGGTAAGACTAGCTAAATCAAACGGTAGTCCAATCTTATTAGCTATCTCCTTGACCACTTGTTTATACGTCGTTTTGTCCATAGTGTCACTAGGCTTCACGACAAGGCGATAGCGTGGCTTCTCAGGGGTGTGTTTAATCGTTGGATAAATAATATAGCTGTATTCCCAAAGCGTCTTAGAAACGATTTTAGGTAGGTTAGCGCCTGTTTCTATCTCGTCATAGTCAAGAAAAATCAAATCGCGATAAACTAAACTAGCATTATTGCGCTTATAGCCACCGTTTTTCTCTGCTGTGACTTTGCCACTCAGGCAGTAGGGGGCTTGTGTTCGCTTGTATTCTTCAATATTGATTCCTTCAGGAGGTTTCAAAGGTTTAAACTGAGCAATATAGTCAAATGGTTCTAATTGTCCTTTATAGGGGTACAAATAAGAGCTAAAGCCTCTTGCTTCATAAATAGCCATCTACACATTTACCCCCAAAAAAATAAGAATATCACTGACTTTATAGTAATGCTTCCTCGTATCTTCTAGTGGTGGTTGGTATCGTCTTAACCCAGCATTTTCCCACCGTTTTAGAGTTTTGCCTTTGATATTTAATTCCTCTTTGACCTGTTCAGCCGTTATCAACCCTAAAACTCTTGGTTTAGGTTTCTGGTAGGCTTCCAAAAAGCGATTAAAAGCGGTCAGGTTTTGTTCTAAGAGTTTGGCTTCATAATCTTGACTAAATAAGCTCATGCCTAACCTCCTTTGAGTAATTCCTTATAACTGGTTAAATCGGCATTCAATAACACACTTAGGCGTTCCTGTTCCTTTTGTACTTGATTATAAAAGGCTTTAGCACCATCTAGTAATTCTTCTTTGTTAGCTGGGATAAAGTACCCACGATTGAATCCGTGTCTAATGCCGATAATAGGGATGTTATAGCGTGTGATTAAGCTACTGATGATACTTTGGACGGAACGCTCTTCAAGTTTCAGTATTAAGCTAATCTCTGCCCCTGTAATGGGGTTGTCTGCTCCAACCTTGATCAGATTAAGGACACGTCTATAATTCTCTGGTAGTGTCATTTCGTGTCCTCCTTATCATTTGGAAACAGGATTTGGTTATCAATAACACCAAGCACTTGATTTTTAAGACTATCTTTTAACTCGTTCAATGCTTGTATAACTATATTTAGCCCTTTTTTATATTCCATCTCTATTGGTATTGATTCCAAAAATTTAACAACGGCATCAGCTTTGTTATAGTCACGTTGTGTAGTATTGATAAATATTTTTTTCGTGAATAACGGAAAATCGTCCCACTCTGCTTCAATATCTTCATCTAGCATTTTGATATTTTTGTCTAAAACCCTATCACTCAACCAGTTTGTAGGCTGTTTTTCGCTATCTTCTAGCAATTTTTTAAAATATTCTTCCGTTGTCATGCAGTTCCCTCCCTAATTGTAATAATGGTTCTGTGATTGAATATAAGCCCCGTAGTTTGCGTTCTGACGTGGTTTAGGGACTTGGGTATCTTCTGGTAAATCAATGTCTATTAATGACTTAGAAAGGCTAAGGAGAAGCCCTAAGAGACCTAAAACAATGAATAAAATAAGTGTCTGTGTTGGTGTGAGGTTAAGTTCTTGCATCATGCCGATACCTCACTTAAATAAGTTTCTAATTCCCCTGTGTCTTTCTCTGAACAAGGTAAACCGTTAACGGCTCTAAAGACAATCTCTGTAGTTCGTTGATAGTCTAAAGCTTCCCATGCTTCTTCAAAGCTGGTGGCACTTTTCCTGAATGTAGTCGTATACTCTGCCATTACATTAGCAATAATCACCCGAGCAATATGTTGGTTATATAGTCGAGTGAAATATGCTTCAGCTTTATCTTTGCTGAGTTGGCGATTTTTGAACATTTCTAGCTGTTCAGGAGTGTATCTATCTTTTGAAAAAGGATTTGTTTCTACTCTATATTTCATTATGTCTTACCTCATTTTTTGCCTACATTTGCCAACCATTCGCCATTATTAGCTCTATCTATCAAGATATATGAAATGTTATCCGCAAAATTTGAATTGATACTCTTGGCCAGAGCTGATAAGACGTCTTTTAGGTCTTGACCAACCAATCCTAAACTATTGTTAAGTAATTGTGTGGTTCTAACTGATGTCATTTTATTCTCCTTATTGATTCTTGTTTTCTGTATAATATTCTTATTGATTGCCGGTTTCCTATACTAGATTCATGCTAGGTTTAAGGGGTAGCTCCCTGATTAGTTCATGTTAGTGTATAATTCTGCAAATAACTCGCTAGGAATACGCTCTAGCGCTTTTTGTTGTAAGTGGATGGCTTTAATTCTATCTTGTGTTTTGGTTTTAATGTCTTCTATAATTTCGGATGTTGAGACCACTTGTTCATAGTAAATGTTAGCTTTATAAATGAGTCCTTGCTCTTTTAACTCCTTGTTAGCCATTTTTTCAAGCGTAACTTCATGTAATACTTCAACATTACGATAATGACCGTTTTTGAGGTCGAATTTTAGCCATTTTTTACGCTTCCATTTGTATAGGGCGCTTCTGCAAACTTCTGAATTCCCAAAACCAAGAAAAGAAGCGGTTTCTGTTAATGTTTTCCCTTCAATTTCAGATAGTTTATAAGCGACGTTTCTAAATAACACTCTCGGATTTCTTTTTTTCTTAATCATATTGTCTTGATTTTTGAGCACACAAAAAGCGCACTCCCTTTCTGTTTTTTGTGTTGACTGAAAAAGAGTACGCATGATATACTATTTACGTACTCACTTTGTGGGTCGAGCGATAGCATAGTAACCAAAAATTGGCGTTGGCGGTTACTGTGCTATTTTTTTGTTTAGTCTGACAAATCTTCAAGGGCTTTTCTGATTGCTTCTGGCTTTGTTAAGCCATGATTATCAGCATATGCTTGTACCTTTTCATCAAGTCCTTGGCTAATTCTAACCGTTATCTTGATATTGTTCGGTTGCTCGCCCTTTGGTGGTCTGCCGACTGCTCTTTTGTCAGTCATTGTATACCTCCTTAGTTTTGACGACATAATTATTATAATTAAGTCGTCTTAATAAGTCAACCCCTAAATCAAACTTTTTTGCGTACTCTATTCAGTTGTTAAAGGACTAATTTTTTAATATCGTTATATTCTGCATTGAGCTCCAATAGGACAATTACTTTTTGTTCAAGTTTTCTATATCGCGTCAACTCATCAGCACTTAGGCAATCTAATGCAATTTCATAACCTACCCGTGACTGTTTCAGTTGTTTAGCAGTCTGTCCTGTGACAGATTTTAGCAAAAGGTCGCTAATAGCCTTGTAGCTCCATTGATTAAAGTGTTCCCAATCCTTGATAGCTTGTGTTAATTCTTTATGATTAGACTTTTCAAGCTCTCGTATCAGTTTAAAGTTAGCGTTTTCTCTTTCTAGTTCTTCGATATGGTCATAAATCCATTGACGAAAGATTTTACCTTTCTCCGTTTTGGACAGCATACCGATCTCAAAAATTCCTCGCTTATTGAATAGTCGGGTCTCGTATTGTTTGCCATCAGTAGCTGACAATTTGTCAGTAACTGAAAATCGCTTTTCTTTGAGGTAGGGTTGGCGCTCTATCATCTTTTCAATAGCATTTCGGCTCTTATATCCAAATCTCTGCGCTAATTGTTCAATCGTCACAAAAATATTTCTATTCCTGTCCAGATAAAAATCAATTTCAAGTTCTCCAAAAGAACTTTTTACTTGTTTTATGATATTCACTGTTTTACCTCGTTATTTGATTATTGTTGTTTTGTCGGGGAGAACTGCAACTGTTAAGTCGTTGCCTGCTCTGCGGTAGTATGATACAATGGAAGTATCAAATCTTTTACTAAAACCCCTTTAATAATAGCTTGCCTGCTTTATTATTTGAGTTTAGTTATACTAGTTAAAGGCTGTGCTGATTGGTCTCGGTAAGCCTTTTTTTGTTGCTCTTGATTATTGATTAATAATTGCCTTGTTCAATGTCATTCAAACGCTTTTGCTCTGCTTTGCGATTATAGATTAGCACTTTGTCATCAAGCATGAGCGATACGCCTTCCAATACGTTGAAAATTTCCTGTGTGATTGCTTCAAACTGTTCGCGATCTGCATTTGGTACTTTGTCAGCGTAACCCTGTGCTAGCTCAGCTAAATCAACACCTTCATCAATCCATTTCTTCAACTCTTTGTAAGTTGTTGCTTTCATAATCATTTCTCCTTTATCCACGCGCATCACTGCGCTTTTTTTATTGTGTTTTGGTTATAGATAGCTTCAGATACGCTAAAATTTAAGCCGTATTTTTCTTTAACCTTGATTAGTTCAACCGTTTCATCAAGGATAGGCTCACGGTCTCGCAACATGTTTTCTGTCATCTCGTTTTTACTAACCATCTTAGGATAACCATATAGGTCAGAAACGGCTTTGTTTGCGATAGTGTTTGCTTTGATAAGGTCTTTCTTAGTTGCATTTTGTAAGCCATCGACAAGCCTATTCATAGCTTTCTTTTGATGTTCTTTATCAAACATTCTAAATACTTGGAAGCCCTCTAAGCCTATGCTTTGTCTTAACTGTTTAATGGTTTCAAATACCCATTCTTGGAAAGCTTCCGCCTCAGGTTTTCGACTTTTGAATACTAATCTGTAAATATCTTTTTCATTGATAATAGAAAGCTCTTGCTCCCCACCTTTTGTAAGGGTCTTACTTTTAGTAACTCCCTTTAGAGTCGATATAGCTCTTGACGGTTGTTTTAATCCCAAAGCATTTGTAATATCCTTGGCAACCGCCCACCATTCACCTTGGTGCTCTACAAATCGGATAGTATATCCGTTCCATGTTTCTGTTCTCAATAAGTTGTCCTTTCTTTAATCTTCTAGCTATAAAATAATTCATCAATGGTTATATCTGGTTTGATTTCTGAAACCATTGACTTAATTGCTAGTCGTTCTTTATCATTAAAAGCGCTCTTACCCGTCTCTTTATTGTTGTAAGACTGTAAAGAAATATTCAGCTTGTCCGACATGTCTTTCTGGGTTAACCCTAGCATGACACGATAGCCTCGTAGTTTGTCCATGATGTATCCTCCTTTTGAAAAAATTCCTCCCGTAGGTTGAAAGTGAGAAAGGTTGCGGGAGATAAAAGTATCCTTTTCGGATAACTTCAAAACGATTATATATCTGTTTCGGTTACTTGTCAAGAATTATTTTGAAATTTTTATATCATTTCTTGATACTTTTTATAAGTTCGGTTATAATCAACTTTGAAAGGTAGTGAAATAAATGAATAGGTTGAAAGAATTACGCAAAGAAAAAAAGCTAACCCAAGAAGAATTAGCTGGGGAGATTGGTGTATCAAAAATCACTATTCTCCGTTGGGAAAACGGCGAAAGACAAATAAAGCCTGACAAAGCAAAAGAATTAGCAAAATATTTTAATGTATCAGTTGGATATTTACTAGGTTATGCTCCTAATAAAAAGATTGATTTTCAGCTAAATTTAGATGGTACAACCCTCCATCTAACCAAAGAACAGTTTTTGGCTTTAGAAAACACCTCGAAAAGCATAAAAAAAATAAAAAATACCATCAATGAATCTGTTAAACAAGAAGAATATATAAAAAATGCTTCAAAATATTATGATTTTGAAAAAGTCAGCAGAAGACTTACGGACAGACTTTTTGAAATACATACTGACCTTATTGAGCTATTGATGATGTTAGACCACTTCCCAAGTGGTGAACTTTCCAAAAGTCAACAAGAAGCTATTTTCAAATTTTATAAACAATTAGATTATTTTGTGACTGATACCCCCGCTAGTTTTGATTATTTTAAAAAAAATTTGGAGTCCTACGGATATAAAATCTATACTGAGGGAGATAAGATAGATTTTGATTAAATAAATAATAAATGCTCAGACGAGTAAATCATGTAAAAAATGTTTTAGCACATGGAGAGTTTGCTGAATGGATAGAAAATAAAATTGGTATCCATTACAGGGAGGCTAACAGGATGATGACGGTAGCTAAACAAATTCCAAATGTTTCAACGTTGAAATATTTAGGGGCTACAGCAAAACATGTCAACGGAGTTGCAAAAAGAAAGCAAAATTTTCTCTCCCAAATCTCCCTGATACCGACCAACCCTCAACTACCCCACCAAACAATAATTAACACTTATTTATATTGGCAACCATAGCATTCCTTAGCATTAACATGTCAAATACGACCACATGGTCGCATTTAGGTTCAAGAGCCTTCCGCCATAGGAAGCAATAGGTTATTCAAGCTGTTACTGCTTTTGGTTATCTGGTAGGGTGGCAATAAGGTAGAGAGCTTCTGTTCCGATATTTCCTAACGTCGGGAAATTTGGTAATTCATGAGCTATTTTCATCATTCACTTTGCAAAAGTATAATCGATTTCCAACTTATGCAACTACTCCTCCAATAAAAGCAATGGCAGTTAGAAACGTTTGTCTCTTTAATGATGTGATAATTTAGTATTCTTATCTTCGGGGAGGGGGGTCGTGTGAGAAAAAAAGCAAATATTTGGACAGTTGACCCTTCCCACCGGTTTCAAAACTTGGATTGAACAACATTTTTTTATGATGGGGGTAACCTTAAAGGAATAGCCATGAATGAATTACAATTTTTGATATATACGGCTAACAATAGCCAAGAGACAGCCAGCTTTTCTGGGCTATCTAAAAATTTACCAACTTACTAAAACCAAACAAAAAAAGACCTCGCAAGTTTTCCACGCTCGCAAGGTCTTAAAAAACAACAATATTATATCACAATTTTCTATTTATAATATTTCGGATATTAACCCGATACCGTTATTATACCATGATATAAACTAATCTAAAACCCTTTTAATAATAGCTTGCCTGCTGATGGAAAGGTTTATCATCATGAAAATAAAAGAACATAAGAAGAAAAACGGTGCAATCGTTTATCGTGCTAGTATTTATCTAGGCATTGACCAAGTAACGGGTAAGAAAGCTAAAACTAGCGTAACAGGTAGGACACGAAAAGAAGTTAAGCAGAAAGCAAGGCACGCGCAAGATGAATTCATTTCTAATGGCTACACGGTTACTAAAGTTGTCCCAATAAAGAATTATCAAGAATTGGCTGAGTTATGGCTAGAAAATTATCAGCTTACGGTAAAGCCTCAGACATTTATAGCAACTAAGAGAATGCTCTATAATCACTTAATACCTATTTTTGGAACTATGAAAGTTGATAAATTAACTGTCAGCTATATTCAGCGCTTCATAAACGACTTATCAAATCAGTTAGTCCATTACGGTGTAGTTCATTCGATAAATAGACGTGTTTTACAGTATGGCGTATCTCTCCAGTTATTGCCATTCAATCCTGCGCGTGATGTTATGTTGCCTAAAGTACCAAAAAAGGAAAATAAGGCTATTAAGTTCATAGCTCCAGAAGATTTAAAAGCGTTAATGGCTTACATGGAAAAGCTAGCCAATAAGAAATTTAGCTATTTCTTTGATTATGTTCTATACAGCGTTTTACTTGCTACTGGTTGCCGATTTGGGGAAGTAGTAGCCCTAGAATGGTCTGATATCGATCTAGAGAATGGAACTATCAGCATAACCAAGAATTATAGTAGGTTATTAAAGTTAATTGGTACGCCAAAAAGCAAAGCAGGGGTAAGGGTCATAAGCATAGACAAGAAAACAATCAATCTGCTACGACTTTACAAGAATAGGCAACGACAATTATTTATAGAGACTGGGACGCGTGTTTCTGCTGTGGTATTTTCAACACCACTAAAGGAATATCAAAACATGGCTACTAGACAGGAAAGCCTAGATAGGCGCATTACTGAAGTTGGTATCCCTAGATTTACCTTTCACGCTTTCCGACACACTCACGCTAGTTTATTGCTAAATGCTGGTATTAGTTATAAAGAACTACAATACAGATTAGGTCATGCCACTTTGGCTATGACCATGGACATTTACGGACACCTTTCCATGGACAAAGAAAAGGAAGCTGTTTCCTATTTTGAGAAAGCTATAAATAACCTGTAAGTCCACAAAAAGGTGAACAAATTTATTTTTAGGAGTTTATAGGCTCATTGAAAAGCCTATTAAATCAACGTTTATAGACAATAAAGGAGAACAATATGACATTTGAAGAAATTTTACCAGGTTTAAAAGCAAAGAAAAAATATGTACGTACAGGTTGGGGGGGCGCTGAAAATTATGTTCAGTTATTTGATACCCTTGAAGTTAATGGGAAAGTACTACAGGCTACACCTTATTTTCTTATTAATGTTACTGGTGAAGGTGAAGGTTTTTCCATGTGGGCACCAACACCATGTGATGTTTTAGCAGAGGATTGGATCGAGGTCAATGACTAA